CCGATCAACGACACCTGCTAAGGAAAATTCTTTTATCTTAGCGTTAAAATGTGGTTGGAAGTATGGCAAAATCTGTTCGATAATCTGCAACATATCATCTTCATATCTTGTATATACACAGACTTCAAATTCAAAATTGTATGGAACCGGGGCCAACTGTTTCTGATGAACCTTCAAACCATTCTGTTCTATAATATTCATCGAATATTGCAGGGTGTTAACTTTCCGAGATTTGTCGTAATACAACTTGCGCATGAAAAAACTCATGCGCGGTAAGATTGTTTGGAGGTCTGGAAAATTAGATACTCCGGCAGTATTTTGGTTCATGTTCTGCAAATATGCTACGAATTTTTCTTTCGATTGATATGTGATTGGAACGACCATCGGATCTGTTTTATCTGGCCGGAGGATAGTAACTTTGTTGAACAACGTACCCATCAGTACGACATAATTGCGTACTGACTTGTTGTATTGGTGGATATCATTTATCATTAGTAACTAGCCCCAAATGGATCGTTTTCATCAAATACTGTTAATACACTACCTTCCGATTGAATTTGATCAGATTCAGCAAAATCTGGGCGATCAATATCACCATGACTACTCATTTGGATCAGTTCATCCAGAATATCTGATGGGATATCAGTACCGTTAGGATCTGGAATGACAGATTGGTTAATAAGTGGCATATCTTCTCGACTGTAAGCAAATTTCTGTGCGGTAATCCGACGAAATGGTAATGTCCCGTTTGGATGGAATGGATCATCCTGTTCTACCCAAATGATTTCAAATAGTGCGGGTCTTCCTGATGCCGCCCGACGATCCCACATAACAAGATCACCCGGTCTTGGAATCATCCCATTAGTTTGATGTGCAAACATATCAGGCTGAACAATCAAATCAACCTCATCACTAACCGAAATACCAAACTTCGAATAGAAGTCTTGTTGTCCCTGCCAGCCGTTGTACGACTGTAGGTACATATTGACTTTGTAGTAATCTGTAAACTTGTTTGTAGAATCTTCACCAAAGATGCGATCTAGATTTGGGAGTTCTCTTTTGATGTACCAGAATTCTAATCCAGACATCTGGATAGATTCGGAAACCAGATCATTCAATAAACTCGATTCGGATACGATAGAATTATGATTAAAATATGGATTTCGAATATTATCCAACGTTCTTGGGTCATCAGTTTCAATTGATGCCCAAGCGTTTGTATTCCATAGTGGCATGAATTACTCCATATAAAACGGTAGTGGTTCTTGCAACATTAGTAGCTCTTTACGAAGTTCGGCGATTTCAGCCTGTGCTTCATCGTAAATCGCCTGACCATTTACAGTAATACCACCCGGTAATGGTTGACCATTGAATTTCTTCATATTTGTACCCCATTGCAGCTTGGTATACGCAGTCGCCATTTCCTTCAACCAACGGTTATTGTAAATCGATTGATTCATAAATGTAGCAGATTGAGTTGGGTCGGCAGATGTACCGCCAATGGTATACGCGTATGGGTTATGGTAATTCTGATCGGCGTTTGTAACAAACAATCCAGATGCGGCATCAGGTTGCGAAATATAGGATTGATCCACGTAAACACCGGATGCAACATAGCATTCGATAATTACAATCTGACCAACACTCAAATTACCTTCACTCAGAATTTTTAGTTTACCTGAGTCGGTATTGAACCAAAAATTAAGGTCTGGTGTGAAAAACCGCTGAATAAGTTCTAGGTTCTGTTGGAAAGCATCATATAACGCCAAGCCATACCCACCCCCGCTGAACATTCCACCACCTTGGCTAGATGCACCTAGGGAGCCTGACATCATTTTGATTAAATCCGCACCAGATTGCCATCCAGCATCAAATACCGAACCATCCGACCAAGCACCACCAACCGACATCGTATTTCGGTATACTCTGGATACTGCTTGTAATTTGACATCTAGTTGGATTAGTCCAGCCGCAACATCGTCATCTGTAATAGTTTTAATCACATACATCTTGTTGACACCATCATAGTGGTAGTCAACGTAAATATCTACCGCT